GGCTGGATCGCTGGCGGGGTCACTGGTTTGCGCGCTGCCGGTTTTCGTGACGCGGCGCGGATCGCTGTCGAGCACCAGCCCCAACGCATCGAGCTTGGCGTTGGTCGCGGCGATTTCTGCCAGCACCGCGTCGGGGTTGCGACCCTGACGGGCGATGACTTCGGCCAGCGTCATGGTGCCCGACCGGATCGACAACAGGTTCGCCATCGCGTCCTTCTGCGGATCGACCGCTTCGAACTTCGGCGGCGACCATTCGACCGGCACGTCGGGTGTCGGTATCTGCCCCGCCGCCCATGCGGCTTCTGTGAACCAGCGCCAGACGGGCGCGCAGAACATCGGGATGAACAGCTGCCATTGCACGGCGTCGATCTGGCGGCGGAATTCGACCAGCCCCGCCCGGATCGAGGAATAGTTGACCTGGCTGAGATCGCCAGTCAGCAGTTCGTAAGGCACCCGGAACCCGGCCGAGATCGTGTGCAGGCTGGCCCGTTTGTACTCGCCATAACCGCCCGTGGCGGAGGGCTGGTTGAAGCGGATGTCCTTGCCGCCACGGGCATAGGCGATCAGCCCCGGTTCGAACTGCTCGACCCGGTTGCCGTCGGCATCGACCACGGTTGGTGCGATGCCCTGCTGGGATTCGTCGTCGCCAAAGACGATGGCGGTGACGCAGGCCTCGGTCTTCTTGCGGACCAGCTCGGCTACTTCATAGTCGTCGAGGTCGCGTAGGGACCGGATCACCGGTGCGCCCCAGGGAACACCGCGCGCCTGCGTGCGCTGCTTTTCATAGACATGAGCGATCTCAGTCGCTGGAACCGGGCGGCTGTCGAGCCCGCCGCGCAAGGCCCCATGCGCATCGCCGGGGTGTTCCGGATGCAGCCAATAGGCGCGGCGCTTGCCGACCGGGTCGAACTCGATGCCCTGCACGATGCGGCCCGCGCCGCTGTTGTTGGTCTTAGTGGCATCCAGAAAGTCGGCCTCCAGAACCTGCAATTGCAACGGCACCGGCAAACCGTCCGACGACCGGCGCAACCTGCGCCGCACCAGCACCTCGCCCGCCTCGACCATCTCTCGGCAGATCAATGTCTGCAGGCCGTAGAAATCCAGCTGGCCATCGGCATCGCAATCTGCCGTCCAGCGCTCGAACAGGGCATCGACCTTCCGGTCCAGCTTGTCATCGCCGCTGGCAGCACGGGGCATGATGCCCGAACCGACGATGTTGTTCACCAGCACCGCCACCGCCTTGGCCGCATGCGGATTGTTGCGCACCAGATCGCGCATCCGGTCGCGCAAGAGCGCCCCGGCGACACCAATCTCGGTGTCGGCTGAGGACCCCGGCGCACGCCAACCGTCCGTCCGCCGCCCCTTCGACGCCCCGTCATAGCCGCGCGTCAGGGTTTCGAAGGCCTGTCGCGCCAGCACGCGCCGGGCGGCCATGCGCGGGGCGACCGAGGCGATGGCATGGTCCATCCAGTTCGCGGGCATCAGCGATCCCCGCGGGAGAAGCCCGCCAGACCAGCCACTGGCAGCGGCCGGCTTGTTCCCGCGATGGCGCGTTCGATGGTCCGGATGCGGCCGAGGAGATCCTCGGCCGAACCATAGTCTACGGATTTCCCATCATAGCTGACGCGGGTCGTGCCGCTGGCATAGGCCCGGCGCAGCGCGGCGAGTTCGGCTTCCGTCCAGTCTGCCATATCAGAACCATCCTCCGCGTCGGCCAAGCCAGTCCGACTGCCGTTTTCCCTGGGGTGCGGATTGCGGCCGGTTGACCCGCCCCGCCGCATCCATTTCCGTCGGCGCAGCCCCGAGTTGATCTTCGAGATCGCGCCATTTCTCGTCGGTCCAGCGATCGGCGCCCGCGATCCAGGCGGCGGCGCGGGCATAGACCCGGCAATCCAGCGCCTCGTTGCGCTCGCGCAGCTTCTGCCATTCCAGTCGGGCGAAGCCACGCTTGGTGCGCACCGTCACCAGTTGCTCGGCCACGAACTGCTTCAGCCATTCGTTTTCCACCCAATGCGGCAGATGCACCGATCCCGGCGGAAACGCCGCCCCTTCGGCCGTGTCTTCCTCGGTGGGACGTTCCAGCCGCAGGAAGCGATAGGTTTCGGCCTTGAAGGTCGACACCGCCACGGTCCAGAGCCGTGCGCCCCGCCGCAAGCGCTTGCCGCCCTCGGTTGCATCCACGAAGGTCGGCCCCGACACTGGGCTCGAACGGTTGAACCCTTCGACGCCTTTCACTGGGGAAACCTGCGCAAAGCCTTGCGCCCGCGACCAGGAATAGACTGCCGGGGCCTCGTAACCGGTGTCGATGGCCAGCCGCGCAATCCGCAGATACGCGCCGCGTTCATGCGGCCAGGACCGATCCAGCAAGGCAGTCAACTCCGACCACGCGTCGTGCCGATCTGGCCCCCCCTCAATGACGACGTGATCGACAAGCCAGCTTTCCAGTCCGCGACCCCAAGCCCAAACATCAACCTCGATCCGGTCTTTCTGCACGTCGGCTCCGGCGGTCAGGAACAACCCGCCCGCAGGCACCGTGCCGGATTTCCAGCGCTCGCGCCGGTCGTAGAGCCTTTGCCAGTCCGGAGCTTCCCCGGTTTCGACCCAGGTTTCGCCAAGGATGGTGTTCCGAAACGCCTTGATCGCCTCGTCCGACCCTTGGGCCGCTTCCCATGACCGCACGATCCGCTCCCAGCTCAGCCAACCGATCGGCGAGTAGAGCGCCGACAGGTGATACCCGACCGTGGTCGGATCGGCGGCGGTCGCGGTTGCCCGCCATTCCCCGGCCTCCAGCATCGCTGTCTTATTGTGTTCACCGATGGGCGCATCACACCCTTCGCAATGATATTCCGCCGTCTCTGGCCGCCCCTTTTGCCAGCGAAGCCGGTCGAACTTCAGCCATTGTGCGTGGTCGCAATGCGGGCACGGCACGAAATACCTGCGCTGATCGCTGGCCTCATATTCCCGCTCGATCCGGCTCAGACCCCGGATGGTGGGCGTCGAGACCAGGAAGACCTTGCGCCGGTGGGCGAAGGTCAGCGACCGCGCTTCCGCCAGCGTGACCGGATCGCCTTCTTCGTCGGCCGAGGCCGGATAGGCGTCGACCTCGTCGAGAAAGATGTAGCGCGCCGGTGTGGAGCGCAGCCCGACCGCCGAGTTCGCCCCGGTCATGATAAGAATCCCGCCCGCGAATTCCTTCGACAGCATGGTGTTGCCCGCGTCGCGCGACCGGGCCGGTTTGACCCGTTCCCGCAGGTCAGGGCTTTCGTCGATCAGCGGGTCGATCCGCTGGCGCGAGTTGCGCTTGGCCAGTTCCACCGTCGGCTGGACCGCCAGCATCGGGCCCGGTGCCTGGTGGATGGCAAAGCCGATCCAGTTGTTGCCCGCCTCGGTCGCCCCGACCTGCGCCGCCTTCATGAACACGATACGCTGCATCTCGTCGCTAGGCGACAACCGGTCCATGATCTCGCGCATGTAGGGCGTGCGCGCCGTGCGATAGCGCCCCGGTTCCGCCGAGGCCCGGCCCGACAGCATCCGGTGCTTGTCTGCCCATTGCGACACTGTCAGGTCGGGATCGGGCGTCAGCCCCGCGCCCCAGGTGCGCAGAATCTCCGCCGCGCCGTCGAAATCCGATAGGCTGTCATCATCACCGGAAGTCAGGCCGGACCTCGGCAAGCTCGTCGAGGTGGGCACGGACATGTTTTTCCAAGGCCTTCTGCATCGCGGCCGGTTCCACGCCCAGTTCCGCCGCCATGAGCGCAGACGACCGCGCGGGCCAGTTGACCCATGCGTCCCGCACCTCGCGCGCAAGCCGGAACACCAGCGACAGCGCCCGGGCCCGCTCGATCAATTCCCCCTTCAGCTTCTGCAGCCGGATGCGCCGCTCCTGCGCCTTGAGAACCTCGTTGGCGGTTTTCGCCTGCAGGTAGGTCGTGCCGCCGCCAACCGCCGGGACCGCCAGACCCTGTTCGCGCAAGGTGTCGCCGACGGCGGCAACGGCCGCCTCGGGCACGGGCTTGAGCTTCGGCTCCGGCGGCTTCCTCGTCTTCGACGGGTCGGTGGTTTCCGCCCGGCGCACATCACTAGCAGCCGCGTTGATGCTGCCATCGGCGAACAGCACCAGCCGTTCGGACGTCTTCGCTTTCTGGATCGCGCCCCGCGACAGCCCGACATGCGCGGCGTACTGGCGCTCGCTCATGCCCTGCATTGACGGCTCCAATTATCATTCAAGATCATGCGCTTATCTCGTTGATAAGCATCGCGGACAGAGCGAACGTCCTTTCAGAAGGACGATGCAACTCACTTGGGAGAGAACGAAATGACCCGCCGCGCACAAGACAACACGAAAGCCCTCGATGCCTTCATCGGCAAGAAGGCCGAGATCGACGCGATGCTCGCCCGACTTCAGGCGCTCAGCGACGACCATTTCAACTTCGATCCAGAAGCGGTCAATTGGGGCAGCGTCGGCTCGATCAGCAGCGTCGCCAGCGACCTCCGGAACATCACCGATTTCCTTTTCGGCGAGGGAGAACACGCCGAGTAACCCACCCAGCCATCGCGCCAGCCCCGCCCTGCGGGGCTCGGCCCCGTAGAAGGGCCCGCATCCCGCGCGTCCCGATACGGAGACGACGATGACCCAACTTTCCGACACC